TCATTTTTACCCCTAAAACGCAAAGCGGCCCAGGCCACCCCACTGCTGGGATGAACTGGGCCTAAAGCCTCTCTTAGGTTCAGCGGCGCTGGGCCTAAAGCCTCTGACCGCTACAGTGACTGACGGCGCTGGGCTCTCGGCCTCGGACCGTCACGGTATTAAGTTGTGAATATTAGTGAATCAGAGTTTCAAGGATTTGTCAAGTTACAAACTCCAACTCGCACTTGCGGCAATACTGCTGTGATCCCTGGATGATCATCTTGCCGGTGATGCCCCGGCAGGTAGGGCACCGGACTTCCTCTATCATCCGGGGAGGCGGGTTTGTTTGCGCCTGTGACCCTTGCCCCCCAACACCAGCCAAAGGTAGAGTCCCGGCGCTGACGTAGGGCTTGGCCCCCATTCCATCTTCCAGTGGTGGCCTACCGCGCTCCCCTCGGTATTCATCCGGGGTTAAGGTGCCTGCCCGCACTTCGTTTAGCTCCCGGTTACTCTTTTCGTTGATGCTTTCCTGCATCGCGCCAACAACGGTCGTGTCGAACTTGAACACCAGCCCTTGGTCACTGGGTGGCAGCATTGGGCGGAATCGCTCATTCATACCTGATTCCAGCAGCTCCCACTCGCTGGAGATGGTGTTGCGGTAGAAATCCTGAAGGGCTTCGCTAAGGTTGTGGTAGGTGGTCCTCTGGGACCCCGGATATAGCTCTTCCCTGACCCCCAGGGCGGTGAGGGTATCCCCAGCCGCCCACTTGACGCCCTCCATCCACTCCATCTCCCGGTTGGAGAAGCCCAACTTATCCACCGACCCGGAAGTCAGATCCACGATTAGAGGCCGGTTGGCGTTGGCAGCCCCCATGTGTCGTTGTTCAAGCCGTGCGTAGAACGCTTCTACCTGGTCGGTCGAGAGCGGCCCTTTAAGCAGGAAAGCAAGGTTGTTCTGCGACAGAACCCCATTTTTGAACAGGGCGCGGTTAGACCGGATCATGTCCTGCCGCATGGGAAGAATCTCCCGCCATAGGGGTTCCAACGGCGACATGCCGGAAAACTCGTCAAGGGGATTGAAGTACCGGTCCCAAATAACCTCGTCGGGCATCATCGGGAAGTTGGCCCCGTGCGGATCGTAGATGAATCCCTTGATGTATCGCTCCCGGTCCTTGACGACTACCACTTTATCAGGCCGTAGCAGCCACTCCTCCCACTGGTCAACGCTACCGCTGCGGTCAACCCACTTGAAGCTAGACCCATACAACGCCAGATAAGTTTCGACTCCCCTCCACATATCCGAATGCGACCACCAGGGGTTGACTTTATCCAGGTGCCGCTGCACCCGGTGGTTGGGGCCTACCCATTCCAACTCGCCCCGGCTGGTGGTTTTATAGGCTTTCATCGGGGCTCTGGCCACAGCATCAGCCCGGAGCTTCACCGCAAAGTAAACCGGAACCGACAGGGAATATTGCTGGAGGTGGCTGGGTCTGGAGGGCTGACCAAATACCTCCGCGATCCATTTTTGGATGTCGGCGCTGCGGAGGCCGACTCCTCCTCCACTGATCATTGAGGCGCCCAGGGGTTTATTACCCCGTATTAGGCTCTTCGTTATCGCCCTCAATGTCTCCTCCCACCAGTATCCACCTGTACCATGTCGCTGGCCAACCAAGGCTAAAAACTGCCAGCACCATTGGAGGAAAAGCCCAGGCAGTCGCCCAGGCAGTCAGTACAAAACCTAGAACCGGAGTCCAGGGAATAATCCATAACCCCCCCGCCGCTTGAAGTAGCTCAAACAGTGACCGCTTCAGAGGTACACCCCTGGGCCGCTAGGCCCACCTTCAGAGACAATGGCCCGGCCCAGCGCCATTATACCAGCCACAATGGGGTCTATCTTCTCCGTGCTCTTCTCTTTGTCCGGCTTCAAGTTCCCCGCCGGGTCCTGCCGCACACTGACATTGCTAGCGGCCCACCTCATTACTGGGTTCCCCCCATGCCGGAGCTTCCGCCCCAGCACTAAAGCCTCCAACTCCTTAGTTGGAGCGGTCATCGACGCGAAGCCCTGGCCGAAAGGTACTACGGTGAACCCGTCACCCATCAGCTGCGTCTGTAACTGGGTACTGTTCCACCGGTCGATGGCTATCTCCCTGATGTTGTACAGGGTATTCAATTCGCCAATGTCGAGCCGAATCTGGTCATAGTCTACCACATTTCCCTCAGTGGCACGAATAAACCCTCCCTGTACCCACAACGGATACGACACCCGGTCCCTTTCAGCCCGCTTCTGGATGTTGTCTTCCGGGACCCAGTTCCAATTCAACCAGACGTGGGTGCCGTCCTCCTGGGGAAAGTCCAGTACCAGCGACGCCAGGTCCGTAGTGGAGGCCAGGTCAAGGCCGCCCCAGCATGGTTTACCTTTCAATGCCTCCAGGTCTACCGGCGCCCCGCCTTCGTCCCAGACCCCTATGTCCAGCCACCGGTCAACCTGCTCCGTCTGCTCGTTCAACCGTAGCCTCCGAAAGGGGTTCTGGCGCCCCGGTATCTCAATGGCCCGGTCCCGCTCCTGGGTTAGCTCTGCCGGGTCCAGGGTCACCCCCAGCGACGGGTTGGCCTTGCCGTACACCGAGGCGTCTTTCCAGTCGTCACCTTCGTCCAGCTTGGCGATGTAGGCGAACCACTCATCATCAGGGTACCCCTCAACTACCCTCCGAGCATATTCGTGGGTCTCCATATAGATGGACTCGCGGGAGACCCCGGCGGTGGTGATGTAGAAGAATAGGGGTTGCTCCCTGGCGCCGGTGGCCGTTTCCAGAATGTCCACCACATCACGGGTCTTGTGCGCGTGTAGCTCGTCAACGATGGCGCCGTGTACGTTCAGGCCGTCCAGGGTGTCGTTATCGGCCCCCAACGCCTCAAACTTGGAGGCTGTGGCCAGCATATGTAGGTTGGCCCGCGACGGAATGTCCTTGATCCGCTGCTTCAATCCCGAAGTCCGCAGGACCATCTGGTGCGCTTCAGACCAGACTATCTTCGCCTGGTCCCTCTTGGTGGCCGCCGAGTACACCTCAGCCCCGCTCTCGCCATCGAAAAAGGCCAGCAGCAGGCCGACGCCAGCTGCCAGGGTGCTCTTGCCGTTCTTCCGGGCAACCTCTACGTAAGCACGCCGGAACCGCCTTAGCCCGTCAGCCCTCTTCCAGCCAAACATCGATCCAACGATGAACGCTTGCCAGGGAAGCAGCTCCAGGGGGGCATTGGCCCAGCGGCCCTTGCTCTGCTTCAAGAGCCGGAAGAAGCCGATAGCCCCTTCCGCCGCCTTTTCGTCAAAACACAGTCCGCGCTCTTCCCCATGCTCCAGGTCGTCAAGGTGCCTCTGACAAGCCAGCTTCACCAGCTTGCCGGTTAGGACATCGCCGGACAGGACCGACTCTGCGTACGTGGCAACCGGGGATTTAGTGGCGGTTACCATCAATTCCTCTGGTTCACCCTCATGTACTTCTCAAACTCATCCTCATCCTTGTCCTTTGGCCCCACCTTGACCCGGGACCTGCTCGAGGGAGTCAGCCCAAATTCGATAGCATAGGCCCTGAGCTGCTTCCGGCAGACATCCACCGCTCTAAAATAAGGGGACTGCTGCCATCCCTTAATCGTAATGAAGAATGGGCCATACGGTATTAGTTTGTGTATTCGCCCTCTACAAGGGTCGTCTGACTTCTTACGCCTCCGTGGGTTACAGTTGGGGCAGTAGCCGGCTGGCCCCTCCAGATACGCCTTGGCCTCACGCCACTCCGCATATATGGAGCAGTACACCTCCAGGGCTGTGAGGTCTATGTCAGTAAGCACTCCCAACATTGTGAGCTTCGCAGCCATGCCATCCCAGGCTTTGCGGGCTTCACCCTTCAGGTAGCTCGGACACTTTGGGGGTTCGTTAAAAGTTTCCGGCTCAGGCTCTTCGGGATTCTCCCGGTCCGGTCGTAACGTTCCTTGCAATTCTTTCAGCCTGGTCGGTTTATGCCGCGGCCCAGAACGGCCCTTAACTCCAGCCATTTTTAACCCATTTCGCCATTTTCATTTCGTGACGGCACTCGACGACTGT